CCGTGGCCCTGAACTGGACTTGATAACACAATACCATTGTTAGTTGGTGTCACAATTATTGCCGTGATGTTTCCACCACCTTTACATCGTAAGACATCATCAAAAGATATTGTAGTGTCTATTAGTTTAGCATTACAAATTATCTCCGACATATCTTCTTTAGGAAAATTATCACGTCTAAAAGTTTGTTTCACTTGTTTAGACATAATAAACTGTGGAAACTCGGAATTCACAAATTTTAGGAAGTTTAAAAACTCACTGTATGAAGAACAATCCCGCGCGCCGTTTATTGGCATCGAACATATCGAACTGTAATCACTCCTCACGAGTAAGTTTTTAAGCTTAAATAAAGTACCTGGATCACTAGTTATACTATTGTAAGCTTTTGAAGCCTTACGTATAATGTTTTTAAAGGTTTCAATAAACTCTTTACTTTTAGGAGATGTTGTCAGATCCTCCAGTTTAGCTTGTTTCCTATACCAAGCCCTAGTGCTTGATGGCAACTCAAAACTTTTCTTAAAATTCTTATTGCCAATCTTAATTGCTTCACGCCACTCAAAGGTTAACTCTTTCTTCATATCCTTATAATTTGTTAAACCCATCTCTTTTAAATAGATGCAATCATACAACCAATGCATTATATGATTAACGGTATGTTTGTTCTTAAGGTTTTCAACCAAAGAACAAACTAACATAGAAATATGTTGGTCAAGAGTTTTAACCTTCTTGGGCGGATTAACAATTCTGTTCAAAACTTCCCAAGTTGGTCTAACCATATTACCATCCTGTTTGAAATAGTATGATAATATCTTCGGCGATCCACTAAACATGTACGACCACCTATGAGTGTTCCCACCTACAACACCAGCTTCAGGTTCAATAAATAGTTCTTCAAATTTTTCTTCAAATTTTAGTTTTCTACCTAATTCATCCTCTAGTAAAGATGTACGTTCTTGTATAGCCATTCTAGAACTATCAGAAATAGCACCAAGAACAATGGGTTGTTTGTACCTAATTCCTAATTGAAAAGAAACTAAGACGTTTTCTTGTTTGAGAATCACCATGTAATTCTCTGATAAATATTTACTCATGAACTTAGCAAAACGATAACTCAAAGTTTTGTAATCCGCATTTTTATCCTCAAAGGACAGACCTATTAGACTATCATCGCTGTAAACAACATAGTCAAAGAATAGTTTAGTCTTAATGCTAGTTGAAAAGACTCTGATCGTCTTTCCAACAAGAAAACAATTTATAATAGTGTTAATCAAAGTAATCCAATTTGAACCACTTGGACTACCTGTATTTTTTTCAACTACTACACCTGTATTCAATACAACTTTTGTATTGATGTATTCGTTTTCTAAATAACATAGTAAATCTGCTTCCGCTACGCTAAGTACAAATCTTGTCTTAACATAATAAAAAGCCATTCTGATCAATCCAGCATATTCAGAACTATCA